CCCATCTCCATCATACCTGTTAATAGTTCTTTATCTTTTGGATCCATTTTTCTAGAAGATAACATACTATTAAAAACATCTAATTTAGCACCCTGTTTAGCTGTCTTAACCAAGTCTTCCATTGACATACCTGTAGCTTCAGCAGCAACACGTAATCTATCCATTTCCAAAGCACTTACTTTAAATTCTTTTGTTTTAGGATCAAAGGTTGCCGATTGTTTAGCCGCTTGTGTAATATCCTCCATAAATTTTTCAGGATTATTACGTGCCTTATACATTAATTGGAAGGGGTCACCTAGCCCAGCCAAACTACCACCTAAGACTTGTAATTGAGCTGCCATCTCAATAGCTCCTTCAGGTTTGAATGCCTTATCGGCAGCTGACGCTACGGCAGACATTTCAATCTTATATTTTTCACTTAGAGCTGCCATTTTTTGAAGTCCCTTAATACCTGATTGGAAATTAAGTTTGTTCATCAACTCCATGTTTTGTTGAAACTTTTTAATAACCTTTCCTGAGTTAACACCCATTTTTTCTGATTCAACACGCATATCCATAATGGAAGACATTGCTAATTCAGAACCCAAACCAAATTGGTCCATCTGACCAACTAATTGACCTAGTTCATCGGCCTGCATATTAAGAGCTTTAGCTGTATCAGCTGCCAGTTGTTGAGATTGTTGTGAAAGAATTACTTGTCGACCTGTTTCGTCAGCTATTGATTGTTGTATCTTAGCAGAAGATTCTAAATCATATCCTAAAGCCCCCCAAGCCATTTGAGATGCTTCGATATTATTTACCATGGTATCCATGGCCTTACCAGACACACCGATATTAACACCAGTCTGTATTGCTAAATCGTTTAATTTTAAGAAAGTGTTAAAGGCCTCAGTGATTGATGGTAAAAATTGAGACTTTAAATTTTTACCCCAACTAATAAATTCATTACGCACCGCTTTGGCGAAATTTTTACCTTTAGCTAACTCTTTGTTGACACCTACTAAAACCTTTTGTTGTTGTTGTAAGTATTCTAATCTTTCCTTTTCTTCTTCGTTTAAGTTCTTTAACTCCTCACCACCTAATTCAATGAGTTCATCAATTTCCTTTTGATATTCCCTCATGATTTTGTAGTTCTTGGCAATAATTTTTTGAGCCTCAGCAAAACTATCTAAAGAAGCTGTAGAATTCTTTATAGCCTCTTCAATTTGTTTTTCAATTTCTAATTGAGCCTTCCTCCTTTTATAATCGTCTCTTTCTGCCATTATTTAGTAATTGGTCTTAAAAACTTAATTAAACCTCTAACATTTGGCCATGTGTAATTACCCATAGCATTTTTACCTATAGTAACATTAACATTAGTCCATTCTTGTGGTTCAGCCTCATTTATAGATTCATCTGATTCTATAACCAAAAACTCACCCCCAATAGCAGGTTTATCTGATAAAACAATAGTTTGTGATTCTTTTTCTGATAATCGTACGAAGAAAACACCATTGTTTAATAATTTTTGAATTCTATCAGCTGTTATTCTATCAGCTAAAGATTTAACATCACCACTAGTGATTTGAATGTTTCCTTTAACTTGTACGTAATCTTTTTTAGAAAATATTGGGTGTTTGTCTTTTGATTTACTTTTAATACCTATATCAACAATCTTAATCATTGTGGGTTTTTTACTCATGTTTTTAACAACATCACCAGTTTTGTTTTTAATTTCATTTTCAGTGAAAATTAAAACAGGGAAAACTTCTTCTTCTTGAAGACCCTTGGTAACCATCTGTTTTTTCTTAAGTCCTAAATACTTTCTATTGATAGAATTCCTTTCAAAAACTATAAGTAATTTTGTAGAACCACCGATAAAAGCTAAAACAATAGATTTAAATAACTGTGAATATGTTCTATCGTATTTCGCCTCACCATCAAAAGTTTTACCGTTTTGTGTTTTAAATGAGAAATGGAAAGGACCTGATTGTTGTAGTCTCTCAATAGAAAAAATACCCTGATCTTCCATATATCCCTGAATACCGTATACCCCTAAAGAACTAAGGTTTTTTTCGACCTCACCTTGTAAAAATTCAGCTCTAGCCAACCCGGCTGTAGCCCCACCTTCTTTATTTTTCATAGAAGGTAATTTTCTAACGTCAACGTCAGCCTCGTTTAACAAAGATTCTTTTATGATTTTTTTAATATACCCCTCAAACATAGAATCGATAACTTTATCAGTTAAATTTGAAGAATAAATCAAACCCCAACCACTTTCAGTACCAGAAGAAGAGTTATCTTCCCCGCTATAACGAATATATGGATTACCTCCAGGTCTCATATCTAAATTATAGTCCATAATTAAATTACCTTCCCCATCTCTCCAAATAACAAAATTATAAACAGTAATATCATCATTATATAATTTATTATCCTTAATAGTTTTAGATAAAGGGATATCACTCCATAGTATACCTGGATAAAGTTTATCTATTTGGGTTAACACCCTTTTAAATAATTTAGAACCATCTTTTGTTCTAAAATCGGCCACTAATGGTGGGTTAAACTTATATATTTTAGTATCCATTGCAGTTTCTTTATAAATAAATATCATCAAAAGAAAAATGGGACTTAAAAATGTCCCATTTATCTTTTTTTAGATTTAATCTTATCGTATTCTTTTTTCTGTTCTTCTAGTTCTTTTTGCCATAAGTCTAGATAAATTCTTCTTTCCCATACAGGAAGACTCATTGTTGCTTCATATGAGAAGTTCATATGTTTAACAAAGTACCAAATCTCTTTACGGAGACCTAGATTATACTCTGACGTTAGGCCAAAAAAAGTTGAGTCCGAGGGTAATTGGAGCTTGAAATGTGCCTGTCGGCCCCTCCACCTCGACCGACATATCAATACCTGGTTCAATTGAGTCCGAATATTCTCTAAACTTTAGAGAATCGAATGCTGGCATTACATTAACAAACTGTTGAATAAAGTTAATATCTCTATTACCGTCAATTTCTTTAATTTGTGCCTGTAATCTATATGTTAAAGCGTTTGAAATTTGTGATTTTGTTGCTTTCTCATATTTTTCCGCTCTCGAAAGAATGGTCTTTTCATCACCAACCGTTAAAAGAGTAAATTTAATTTTCTTTTTAGATTTTGGTAATGTAAAAGAGAACTCACCTTTTTCATCGGGTTCGACACCTTCAGGTAGTTCTTTAGTTTTAAGTGTGGTTAAATCGATTTCTGTTTCGAATTCAACACCACTTGTTGGATCATTTAATTTAACAGGGTACATTTCACCATAACCTGTAGCACGTAACCAAATCATGATAGCATTTCTATCACCAACCAATAGTTTTTCGATAGGTACTGGAGATTGTTTAACTTTTCTCTCCATCAACATGTCGAGAACTTTACCACTTTTAATTAAGTTAGGTGATGTAAGGACGTTTTCGTCCATTGCTGTCATATACTCAACTTTAACAGTACCTTCTTGACCTGGGTAAAGAAGACCCTTAGATGGTAATGGAATTACATCAAAAGGAATTTGAAATTGTACTTCTTGAGTTTGATTTTTATTTGACATATTTAAAAACTTTTTTTAATTTTGTTATTCTTATTAATCATAAAACTCTACCTCTAATAGTAAAGGTTCTGCTAATAAATACACTATTTTTATTTTTTTCTCTGATAAATTTGGCTTTATCAGAAATTATCCCTATCTTTATATAATTAAACTTAAATAATATGAAAATGACTGAAGATAAACTTAATCGTTTGAAAGAAGTTCTCTCTGTTCCTACTTATTCTCGTAATGAGGGGTTGATGATTGAGTATCTAAAAAATGTTTTAACTGAAAAGGGTTATGACCACTATGTTGATGAACATGGTAACATATACGCAACTAAGGGTGAGGCTGAATGGTTCCCTTGTTTTATCGCCCACACCGATACCGTACATAAGGTAAACAAAAACTTAACTGTTGTTCAAGAAGAAAAAGATGGTAAGGTTATTCTACGTGGTATAGACGGTGTAACTAAAAGAGATTCTGGTATTGGTGGTGACGACAAATGTGGTGTTTATTTGGCACTAGAAATGTTGGATACATTGCCAAATGTAAAAATCGCTTTATTCGTTTCCGAAGAAATTGGTTGTAAAGGATCGATGTATGCTGACCCTGAATTCTTCAAGAATGTAGGTTACGCTATTCAATACGACTCCCCTCAAGGTAACTCTATGAGTTTGACTTTAATGGGTAGATACTTATTCAACCAAAAGAGTGAATTTGCTAACAAGGTTTCAGGGTTAATTACTGAACACGGTATTAAAGATTGGGCTTATCACCCATATACTGACGTATGGCAAATCATGGAAAAGTTTAACATAGCTTGTTTAAACTTGGCGGCTGGATATTATAGATACCATACTGACGCTGAATACGTTATCGTAGATGATGTTCAAAACGGTTATGAACTTGGACTTAAAATTGTTGAGAGTTTGGGTGAAAACAGGTACGAAAACCCAAAAGAAGAAAGAACCTACGGTTGGGGTTATGGTAAATCGTATGGAACTACTAAATCTAAGAGTCTTTTACTTGAAGAAGGTAAAGATGAAGAAGAAGATGATGATGGTCGGAAAAACAAAAATAAAAATCATTTGTAAAAATCATGGTGAATTTACTACCACACCAAATAACCATTTAAGGGGTAGTGGATGTCCATCTTGTGGACAATCTAAAGGGGAGGATAGAATTCAAAAATTATTAGAAGAAAATAATATTAAATTTATAAAACAACACAGATTTCCAGATTGTAAAAACATAAAACCACTATCTTTTGATTTTTATTTACTTGAATATAACACTTGTATCGAATTTGATGGCATTCAACATTTTGAACCTAGAATAAAATTTGGTGGTGAAGAAGGTTATATCAAATTACAAAAATTAGATCATAGTTAATAAATATGGATATGAAATAGAAATATTAAAAGAAAATCTTTCATGGGAAGAAGCTTGACATCCATTCGGATTTTATGACAAATATATTTCTCTTCAATGGTGGTGGTTTTATTGGACCTAATATCTTGAAAGGTAGTTCTTGACCTTTGACAAGATCATTAGCCCACCCCAAATCATCGTTTTCTTTTAATATTTTCATTAATTAAATCTTTCATTAATCCTTTAAATTAACGGGATATTCAACCCCACCTTTATCGTAATAATATATGTCAACCTCATCTAACCAAGCTGGATAATCAGTACCAACAACATAGTCAGACATATCTTTTGGTGTACCGTAGATTTCTTCATCATCGTATGAACCCAAACCTAAACCGATACTTTTGGCTAAATCAGAGACATCTCTCCATCTTTCAGCTCTTGAACCTAATAGTTTGTTGTAAAACCTACAAACATTTTTAAACCATTCAAAAGATGTTGGTCTATCAGGATTAAATTCGAATTCTTCTCTTAATGATAAATCACCATAACTCCATAGAGTTTTAATTTTGAAATAATTTGATTTTTTTGGTCTATTTGTTGGTGTTGATGACACCTCAAAAGGTAAGTCAGAATCTAGTTCCGAAATCCATTCAAAATCATTTTCCTTTAATATTTTACGAATTTTATCCCTCACTTCTAGATCTAAGTTCTTCAATTGTTGATTGTAATTCTTGTATTTGACCTTCTAATTCTTGAATTCTATCTTCAGATTCACCTTTCGCATCAGAAACACCAGTTTCATAGCCTCTTTCATACCCTTCGTTTTCCGCATCATCAACCTGTTGTCGGTGATCATCATAATAAACATATTCATCACAACACCCATCACAAGTACAATCATCCCTACCGTGGTCATAACCAACATCTTTTCCCCTATCATAAACACCGTCAAACTCACCATATAGAAGTTCACCAATTTCTTTTAACTGACTAGGTTGTCTAACCCCGAATTCTATAAGTGTATCATAGATTGCTCTAGCGTCAACATCCCATTCGTATGCAATATCCTTAAATGGTTTATAAATTTCTTTTTCGGCAGCATCAACATCGAGACCCTTAGCCCATTCAAACTCATCTTCAGATTCTTTTAATATTTTACGAATTAAGTTTTTCATTTCTTTATAAATATCAATCGAGTATAAAAAAATCCCCACCTTTTGAGTGAGGATTTTGATAGTTTTTTCTTTTGTTATAAATATCTCGATAATTCTGTTTTTATCGTTTCGGGGTTATTATTTATATCTTTTTCCCAAAATCTTAGAAGAGTTATATTATTATCTTTCACAATTTTATTTTTTCTTTCGTCGTTTTGAAGTGTAACTTTTTGTGTTTCATAAATTGGTTTGGGATGAACATCGGGGTTACAATGAAACCAATCACCATCGACCTCAATTAAGATATTATGCTTGGGGATATAAAAATCAAACAAATAACCATCAAGGGGGAATTGATTTAAAAATTGAACTCCGACTTCTTTCATAATATCTTCAAATTGTTGTTCTAATTTAGACTTATTGGTTGATAATCTTTCTTTTAAATAAGAAATTTGAGAAGCCCTTTTTAAATCACGGTTTTCTTGTAAAGACCAATACTCCTTTGATTTTTTAGATGTTTTAAGTACTAATTCACCATAATTTTCAATCCAATTTTTTCTTTGGGTTTCTATGATTTTTCTTTTATGATCTTCAGTTTTTTTATACTTACTGATTGTTATTCCATATTTCTTAACTCTTTCATCAGTATCAACGGTTAACCCCTTATTCCATACAACAAGTTTGCCACTTTCGTACATCTTTTTTTGAGTTTCATGTGATTTTTTATTGGCTTCTAAATTATGCCCCCAATTATTATGAACACGAGATGAATGACCTTGAATGTATTTAACAAAACCCTTATAAATACCTAAATAATTTGGTTTTTCCCCACACCCACAAGCACATGTAGGTGGAATATCATTTAAAAAATATTCGATATAAACAGCTTCCGATGTCATCTTATGTTTAGTTCTACAATGTGCTGACAAACTTTGTGCGTTTTTTAATTCTTGATTACAAATTTTACAAATATGTTGCATAAAAAATCCTCCTTATAATATAAATATACACAAGGAGGATTGAAAGTGAATGTTTGATAGAGTTTTACATCAAAAGACGTGCACCGCACGGTCAAATCTGAGCGTACCTGTAATTTCTGCGATATCAGAAGTTGAGTAATCTAATGAACCAAAGTCAACGTTTGTTAACATTGTACCTTGAAGAATCCATTTTTCGATTACAACACCAGTTGGGTCAAGAAGTTCTAATTCAATATCTTTCTTGTAACCAGCTGCATAACCTTGACGACCTGTTACAGATTCCGAGTGAAGACGAACCCACTCCATCAAAGCTTGTGCCGCAGAAGGACCAATCGGGTCACGGAACGTTACATCGATAGTATCCCACGTAAAACGACCAATTACCCAAGTCGATGTATTAAGGAACTGAATTTCAGTTTCTTCTTGAGAAATCTTAGGTCTTGATGCTGTTTTTACGAACCACTCTTGAATTCCAAGAGGTGAAGGGAATCTAAGGATAAAACGATTCTGCTTTTTTGGTTCATAAGGAACGGGCATTCGCATTAATAAATCTGCCATAGTTGTGTATTTTTAATGTTTGTTATCTTTTTTATATAAATATGCTATTTTTTATTTTTCGCAGATTGACTGCTAATTTTATTATAAATATCTTTATCTAAACAAAATTCATAAACATGTATAACGAATTCGAAAAATTTGCAATTAAAGACCAAGGAATTGGTTCTCACACATTACACTCTTATGAAAGTTTCATGTCGAAACTTCCTATGGTACAAAATAGTATGACCCCTGCGGTTATTGAAGAACGTCAAATGAATGTGGCGGTTATGTCCGTATTTGACCGATTAATGATGGACCGTTTACTTTGGGTTGCAGGTCCCGTTAATGATAGAATGTCCACTATCGTCCAAGCCCAACTTCTTTTCCTTTCCCAACAAGATTCTAAAAAACCAATTACAATGCATATTGACTCACCTGGTGGTTCCGTAAAGTCAGGACTTTCAATGGTTGATGTTATGCAGTACATCCCAAACCCAATTGCCACAATTAATACAGGTATGGCAGCATCAATGGGTTCTGTATTATTGGGAGCAGGAACAAAAGGTATGAGAAGTTCTTTAAGGTTTTCGAAAACAATGTTACACCAATCAAGTGGTGGAGCTACAGGTAATATCCAAGATGCTCGTATCACAATGAACGAATGGGAAAAAATCAACCAAATTTTATTTGAGTTATTGGGTGAATACTGTGGTAAAACTGCAGAACAAGTTACAAAAGATGCACAACGTGATTTATGGTTATCAGCTGATGAAGCTTTAGCTTATGGAATTATCGATGAAGTAATTAAACCACAACAAAAATCAATTAAAAAATAAGCATAAAAAAACCCCGATTTTGTCGGGGTTTTTCTTTAATATACTTTAGGGATTATTGTCCCATTTTTTTTGACATTTGTTGATGTGCTTTTGTACCTTGTTCTCCAGCCTCTTTCTTAGGTTGACCAATTGATGCAATAATACCACCAACAATAAGAACACCTAATCCACCCATTGTTAAACCTGTAGCTAAACCTGAATCCATAGATTTATAGATTTCATTTTTAAGTAACCAAGTAACAACTGTAGTTACGATACCTGCCATTGAAGTACCAATACCTAAGTTCATTAATAATTTACCCATGAATGATTTTCTTTTAGCTTCATTCTTAAGTAATTCCATATCAACAGAACCATCTTCTCTAACAGCACCTAATTTGTTAACAGCATCTTTAAGTCTTGGATAAAGTTTGTTGTATATTTCTTTAGGGGCCATATTTGACATACCTTGTTCTTCTTCAGTTAAAGGTTCGGCCATGAAATCAGAGTTACCTGCTTTTGCTGCTTGAGTCTTTTGTTGAAGTTTAGGGATATCACCTTTAATCATATTCCATACTTCATTACCATCAAGAACATTTCCGTCACCTTCTCCTTCTTTTACAACTTTAGCTTTAGTTGAATGAGTAGCTTTTGCTTTAGAAATATGTTTCTTGGCATCATGTGCTTGAGAAAGTTTCTTTTTAGGAGCTGCTGGTGCAGGAACACCTTCACCTTTTTCAACCATTTTACCAGTCATTTTATTTTTAATGTGCTTTTTAGCGTCAGCACTTTGTGAAGGAATGTGATTCTTCACAGGAGCCTTTTTACTTTCGATGTTAGCTGATTCCATAACAAATGATTCAACAACTCTCTCAAGTTGGTCCTTACTAATTTTATATCTTTTAACAGATGCCATATTTCTTTGTTTGTTTAGTATTTGTAATTAAATGATGTTAATTTATTGAATTTTTCCAATTCTCTTTTGAAATCTTCAGAAAGAACTTCTTTTTTAGGTTCTTTTACTGATTCCTTAACAACTTCTTTTTTAGGTGCAACCTTTTTAGTTTCGATTCCTGCCTCTTTAAGAGTACTTTCAATTAGGACATCAAGTTGTTTCTTTTTTACAATTTTTGACATAGTCGTTTTTTTATTATAAATATATCTAATTTTTGAAAAAGGAGATTTTATAGTCTCCTTTTTCAATTTTAGTTATTAAATGTTATCGAAACTTGCACCTGTAGGTGTTACGTTAAATTCGATGATGATAAATTCTAATGAAGGAATTGGTTTCAAGAAGATTTTACCTCTCATCTCATTTCTATCGATTTCTTCAGGGTCGTTAGAAAGTTGAACTCTAAAGTCAGCTAAACCTCTTTCTTTTCTGATGTTATCTAAGATTGGGTTAACCAAGTTCAAGAATTGATTTCTTACAATTTGGTCGTTTTGTTCGAACAATAATCTTACACCAACTGCTGTAATCAACTTACGAGCTTGTAATAACAACCTTCTAATGTTAAGTCTGTCAAGAACAGAATCTTTAACTTGTAAGTTTTTATTACCCCAAATTACTACACCAATATCAGAGAATGTTGCCATTGGGTTAACACGTCCTTCATAAAGTGTATCTCTATCATCTTCAGTAAGTTTGATACGAGCTTGGATAGCGTTAGTTTGACCTCTATTGTAACCAGCTACTGCGTACCAAGGGAAAGCTACATTATCTGTTAACGCAATGTTCTTACAAACTTCCAATGTTGGTGGTAACCAAACGTTAACATTATTTTCGTTATCTTTCTCTTGAATCCAAGGCCAGTATGTGGCTGTGTAGTTAGAGTCGATGTCTGCTGCATCTAACAAGTCAACTAAAGATTCAGCGTCATTGATAGTTACTTGGTTGAAACCAAATCCTACTAATGGGTCATCATTCTCAACTTCGATATTTTCAGGAGAAGTTAAGATATAAACTGAGTCAGCTCTATCCTCTTCCACCATATCAATAGTTTCTTGAACTAAGTAGTTATTATCAGCGTAATCAATACCTGGAGTTGCGAACACGTTAATGTTAACCGCTTCAGGGTTTTTGAATGTTTTAATACCATTCCAATATGCGTACAAGTCAGAAGTACCATCTTGAGGACCTAACTGAGTAAATTGTCCGTAGTTAACACCTGCTGTAAATCCGGCTTTACCAACACGGTATCTATCAGTGTTTGTTCTAACTGTTCTATAACAATCCCAACCATCGAAACCTAAGTAAGGTACGAATGTGAATTTTCTAGCGTTAATACTTTCATATTCAGTTCCCTCAATACCGATGTCATCACGGAATTCAAATTCACCAACCTCAAAGTCACCTGCGATAGTTGCTCCACTATCCATGTGGAAACCTTTAGTTGTTGCTGTCCAATATCTACCTGCTTGAGTTAAACCTTTCCAGTTAAACATATTTTGGTCGATACCTACTGTATCTGTAATACCAAGATATACTTTTTTAATTCTTTCATTTTCAGGGTCATAAGTTGTTTTGTAGTCAATGAACGGAGGTAAAGCCGTACCATTTGTACCAACGTAATCTCTTACAACATAACCTTCGAAACCTGCTGGGAATGCGTCAATTGGAGCGTTTGGATTCATTACTAACATAACGAATCTACTGTTCAATACGTTTTCACCGTCAGCCGTACCAATTCGTCTTGCTATGAAATTGTTAGAACTTGGGTCTAAGTTACATTTTACGAAAGCTTCAAGAATTGAAGGTCTTGCATCTGTATCATCCCATTGTCTAACGATAACGTCAAACTCTTTAGTGTCAGGTTTAATATTTTGAATTGAAATTTTAATTTCTTTGTTTGCTGCAGAACCATCAGAGATAGAGATGAACTTGAACAACTTAACAACTTGATTACCTCGTAATTCAGATACAATCCAAGGAGTTTCAGGTGTTTGATATTGTTGTTTGTAGTTATCAATATTAGAGATGTGAATAAGGTCAGCACCTAAACCGTAGATGTAACCACCATCGATTAAGTCTTGTAACATGTTAGGATAAATCTCCTCAACAAATACACGAGTACCTCTATCATGACAATCAGTTCCTAATACACCAGCGATGTAATTTCTACTTGTTCTATCTAAAGAAACATCGTAAGTTGTTACAGCTGATAAACCAACAGAGTATGCTGATAATTGGAATTGCGTTAGAGGGTTTGTATTTGGACCACAATCAGAAGCACAACCCATATTAGCGATAAGACCATTAACAGATTGGTCAGTAGACCAAATTAATTGGTCGTTTGAGTATCTACCTCTTGATCTTAATACCGCTAAAACAAGTCCGTCATATTGTGTGTAAGCTGATGCTGAATATGTAAGTACAGTACCAGATACAGTACCATTTAAACCTGTTAATGAAGTTTGTGTGATAACCAACGAAGTACCAGTAAATGTAGAACCATTTTTATCCCAAACAATTCCGTCAGGATATGCTGTAGTTACACCTGGAACATCTGCAGTTGTTAAAGTTGGTCCGTTAGGGAATAAACCTAAATCGTACAAATATTGAGCGTTTATATCACTAATGTTAGCGTATGTACTACCTGTAAAGTTAGCAGTAAATGTTGTTGTAGATGCTGTAGTAATTGTTGATGGGTCAGCTGCTGCTGAAGCAGTGATTGCCCAAGCATCACCTGCGTCGTAACCCGTTAAACCAAGTACTCTTGTTACAAACAATTGGTTTGACTCACTTAAATAACTTTTAGCTATATAAGGAAGTTCATACTTTGGTTTATTATTAGAGAATTTCTCAGGGTTTTGACCACCGAAAATCGTTAAGAACTCTTCATAGTTTGTAATGAAGATAGGTTCGAAAGCGGGTCCTTTAACTGTTTCACCTACAAGACCTAATGTAGTCACACCAACTTGTTGTGCTACGAAGGTTAAATCTTTTTCTGAGGTAAAGACACCTGGTGATACGAATACTTTTTGTGAAGCCATTTATTAGTTTATTTTTTTAAGAGTTATTTTTCTTATCTTTTTATAATAAATATTAGTATCCCATTCAAAAGTATTTTGAAAAAATATAATATATACGAATTAGTGTGACTATTGTCTTACTTTTGTAAGACTTTTGTGATATTTATGTAAGATAAGTATATGAAAAGAGATAAAAATATTAAGATAACAAGTAAGACACATGAGTTGTTAAAAAACTATTGTGAACAAAACGGACTAAAGATGTTTTCTTTTGTTGAAAAACTTATCCGTGAAAAGTGTCTAACTAAAGAGGTTAAACAACAACCTAAAAAAGATTTATATAATGAAGATTAATTACTTACTCTTTCTTTTATTAAAATACTCTGGCATCAGTATTCTCATTAATCTTATCAATTTGTTCTTGAGAATTATCATAATGTGTATTAATACCAAGTTTTTTAACTTCTTCCCATTTATCTTTACCATTTGTAAAGAAAATATGGTCTTTAGCTATTCCAAGTTCTGATGCAACGTTGAATAAAGATATATTATCACCAGATTCTTGTCTTGCTGTTATGATATATACTTCATCACCAGCTGAAATATGTTTTTTTGCCAACGCTTTACCCTTATCGGTTGATAAAGTCTCATCATAATCAAAAGAAACCCTTTGTTTAGCTAATGAAAATTCAAAAGAATTAATGATTTGAGCAATTCCTTGTTTACGGGCACGAGTTTGAGATGCTTTATCTCCTTCTTTATAGATATAACATTTACCAGATTGACCGTATCGGTATCCTGGCTTCTTATCAACTTGGCAATTCTGTATTGGCATATTCTTTTTCTTTTAAATTATACTCGAAAGCTAAATCGTTTTAAATTTCATAAGTTTTAGGGGTGTATTCAATAATATCAAAATCACCATCTTTTTATAATAAACTTCCCTATTGGTTTAAGTGTTTAGAAGTAAGCAAAATAATCTGGGTTTGTCTTATACCAATTTATTGTTCTTGTTAATGTACCTTTTACATCAGTAATTAAACGCCCACCAGATGAATCAATATCTGTTGCAGAAACAAATTTTACATCACAAGAAGCACCAGAAACCAAATTTAAAAAAGCATAAGAACTTGTTGTAGATGATTTTATTTGTATAGGAGATGCTTTTGTTCCGTTTAAATTTAAACTTGAATTTACTGTGTATGTTACACCATTTTTAAGTGTAATACTTGAACCAGCAACACTACAATTAAAGTTATCCGCATTAATTCCACCAGTTCCAGCAAATGTTGCACCAATTAGAAAATTACAATTTGTACAATTAAGTGTTGAATTTAATGTTGTTATTATTAAACAAGTTTGAAATTGAACTGTTGAAAAAACTAATGAATTGGTATTAAGTGTTGTGGCAGGACCTAACCGTCCAATTATTAAAGTACCAGCATTTATTGTTCCAGTATTTGGAACATAAGTCAATACTTGATTAGCTGTTCCACCAAAATCTAAACTTGTAAAAGTAATTGTTCCTGTTGTATTAAAAGTTAAATTATGTCTTATTGAACCAGTTGTTGTAATTGTTCCAGTTCCATCCATAATGTAATTGTATAGAGCTGCACCAGTATTTGAATTAACAGTATAAGTACCACTATTATATATATTAGCACCAGAATTAAAACCACTACCACCACCAGCAGTATGTGTTCCACATATTCTTATATTTCCTGTAACAGTATGTGTTCCACTTGCAGTTGTTGTTAAGTTATTTAAGTTGACACCAGTTGAACTTGTTGTTGTAGCTGTTGAATTTGAATCACCGTTTAAATTTAATGTTGAAGCAGCAGTTAATGTTAATGTTCCGTTGCAAATTACAGTACCAGCAACATAAGTTAAAACACCACTTTTATAAACTGTACCAATTGTTAATGTTCCACTTGTATTTATAAAGAATGGAATTGAAACAGTTGAATTAAATCCGTCTGTCCAAGAACCAGTTCCATTAAAGATAATTCCAGAAATAGTTCCTGTTAAGTTACCACTTGTTGATTTTGTGTAACCGCCTGTATATATATAAAATCCAGTTCCATTTATAGTTGCAGCATTCGTGTTATGTGTTAACTGTCCAGAACAGTATAAATCACTTGCAAGTGTAATAGTTATTGAACCTGTCATAGTAACACTATCCCAAACTACACTACTTGTTGTATTAACTGTTACAACACTAAATAAAAGAAGTGATTTGTTTGTTGAATTAATTGTTCCACTTATATATTTTAATTCACTTGAAACTGACGAACCAAATCTTAACCCACCACTACCTATTGAAAAAGTATTTGCACCACAATCAATTGTTAGATTACATCCAAATTGACTTGTTGAAGCGTGTGTCCAAGTTAAAGTGTTATTTATAATAAATGTAGGTTTTGCAAGTGAATTTGAAGTAACTGTGTGTGAAGCGTTGTTAATTAATACTGCATTACCAAGATTTACATTATAAACACCAGAAAATGTTGTTGTTGTAGCTCCGTTTAATGTCAATAAACCTGTTAAAGTTAAATCTGATAATAAAGTAAATGTTTGTGATGTACCACCAAATGTTATATTTTCAAAATTGATTCCATTACAATTGAGTGAACAAGATGAATTTAAAAATAATGTTGAACCAGTTACGATAATAGTACCAGATGTATAAGTTAATGTTGAAGTTCCAAATCTAACAGCAGTACCAAATGTAAGTGTTCCAGATGTATTAATATTTGTATTCAAATATATTGAACCAGTTGATGAATGATTCCAAGTTCCAGTACCACCAAGAACAAAGTTTGTTGTTCCTATTAAATTTCCACTTGTTGAATGTGTTACATTTCCTTTTGCAGTTAAAGAAAAACCACTAAGTGTTGCTTGTGTTGTTGGTGATATTGTTAAAGTTCCATTAACAACCATAGCATCATTTAAAGTATAGGTTTGTGATGAACCAGCAATTTGAAAATTTCCTTTCCACGCTGTTCCGTTGCTTGTTATTGATGTTGTCGTTGTAACAACTAAAGAATTTGAACCAGCAACATTATAACCACCAGAACCAAAGTTTATTGTTCCAGTAGAAATTAATGATGTGGAAAATGTTACAGTACCTGTGTAGTTTGTGAAATTTACACCAGAACAAGTTGAAGATACATTTATTGTTAAATTTCCACTTGTTGATGAAAATGCAATTGAATCTGTTGTTGATGGTACAACACCACCAACCCAAGTAGAACCTGTGTTATAGTTACCACCTGCATTTGATACTGTATATACTGCCATTATTTTATAATTTAGAAATTAAATCTTTTAATTCATTTATATCTTCTTCTGAATATTCTTCATTAGATTCCATTGCATATAATTGCACTTTCATTCTTTCTTTTAAATATTCGTACTCATTTTTATATCCAATCATTTTTGATTGCCATTCAAGTATTTGAACACCTGCTTCATTTACTTTATCTGTTAAAAATCCCATTTTTTGTATTTTAAATATTAAACTACCGCAACTATTTCCCATTTAGATGTTGCTGAATTATATTCAAATAAACATCTTAATAGCGTAGATATAACTGTTGTTGTTGGCAATGATAATGTTCCTGTATTTGAAAAAGATGCACCAAATGTCAATGTTCTTGCAACTCCATTATCTGTTAACTCTAAACTGAATAAGTCTCCGTGATTAGGATTTCCAGTTAAATTAGTTGTCAATGACGTTATATTTGTTGATAAACCAGTTAATGAAAATACATCTCCATTATCTGTATTAATTGTTGGTGTTGCACTTGATGCAACTGAAACAAATCTTTTTCTTAATCTTGTATTTGAAACAAGTGAAGAAGTAAATGATGTTGCAGTTAATGTTCCATTTACTGTTAATCCAGTTACAGAATTTATTGTTGCAGAAAATGTTCCACCTGTGTTATTTGCAATTGTGAATTGGTTTGAATTGTTATATGTAAATCCAGATACTTGAACATCTTGTGGCAAACCAAAATATGTTGTTGCAGATACACCAGCAGCAAATGTTGTTAAACCAGTTACTGTTCCACCTGTAAATCTTGAAGAAGCATTTCCAATTACAACAAATCCATTTGAATCAATACCTAAATTTGAAATTGAAGTTCCTGTACCTAAAATTTGAATATTTAATTTTGGGACATAAGCAGTTTCATCTGCAGTAGCTGTAATATTTTTACCAGCAAGAATTGATGAATAAGAACCTGTAATTACATTATATTTACCTGAAAGAACTGAAGAATGTATTCCAGATGTTCTATTTTTAAATCCATTACCAATAAAAGAATATTGAGTCGTAGCTGAATTAAAAGTACCTGCTCCAATAAATGAAGCTTGTCCAGAAGCAAAATTTGAAGCTCCTGCTATAATTGTTGAGTCTGGGCCAGAAGCTCTATTTTGAATTCCTGTTCCAATAAATGCACGTGAAGCAGATGCAAGATTTCCTAAACCTGTTCCAACAAATGAATAACCTGCT